CTTTTTCCGCCATCACCGCCCCCTCCAGAACCTTCTCTCTTAGAAATTGGTTTTGCTACACCTAGTGGTTGGAGATTAGGGTGGACTCCAGACGATGTAGCATTATTAACCGGATTATATGTATTAGCTAAAGAAAGCAATGAGTTGGGAATAAATAATCGCGTTGTTGTAACAGATACATCTGGTGAAAAACATGAGTTGCCGTTTGAAGAGTTTAAATCCATAATGTTACAGTATGGTGCTGCCCGAGCAACCGCTAGTGCCAGTGGCCTAATTTAATAAGGAGAAAATATGGCTAATGTAAATCTTAAAAGTTTAACAACAGTACTAGGAGAAAATGCTAGTATAGCGGATATTCCTGCTAGTGCTAGTGGTATAGTTACCTGTGGTAATAATGAAGTACTTAAAATTAACAGTCTTTACGTAAGCAATATTGATGGAGTTAATAGCGCTAATATAACTGCTGATCTACATAATGGGTCATCAGTACTAAGTCACTTTGTAAAGGGTACTAGTGTGGGTGCTGGTGGAACAGTTAATATTATTACTAGTGAAACTCCGGTCTATGTTACTGAGGGTCAGAGTATTCGGTTAACTGCTAGTGCAAGTGGTGATTTGAGTGGTTTTGTTAGTTATGAGAGGATATCATGAGTAGAGGTGGAAGACGAATAAAGTGGGGTAGTGAACCTACCACAACAACTAATTTGGATGGCATTTGGGGCTTGAATGAGATTAATAATCTTATAGGTCAAACCAAGTGGCCTCGCGGCCCTGTCGCACCCACGGGCCTATCGGCAACGGCGGGCAACGCTAAACTCTCGCTCAGTTGGACGGCACCAGCGACCACTTACGGAACGATAACTAACTACCTAGTGGAATACACGCCAAGCGGAGGCTCGGCGGCTTATGTGCTGACCGGCAGCAACAGCACTTCGTACACGCTTACTGGGTTGAACAACGGCACCGAGTATACGGTACGAGTGGCGGCGGTGAACTTTACTGCGGGTGATTACAGCGGGACGGCGACGGCTACGCCTAGTGCCGCAAGTTTTGTTGCAATACCAGAAATGACCAGCAACACCGCCCCGTCTGGCACAGTGCTGACGTTCGGAGATATCAGGAACGGCTTTCTGCAAAATGGAAATGCGGTCGCATGGTTTTGGTTTTCCAGACAATTTAGCGGCGGCTCAAGTTTGAATGCGAATTTGCAGCCGGTAAATCTTCAGAATTCTGGGATCGGCTATCAGTTTGCCAGTGGTACATCTCTTGTTTCCGGGTATGAGATTGCACAAAGCGAGCGACAAGAGAACCACTTCGCGCGCGGCTTCACATTTGAAGGAAGCGATGACGGGACGAACTGGACGATTATCGATAGTCGATCCAATCTGGCGGGGCCAGATGAAGGAAACGGCTTTTGGGAGCCCAACGTAGTTAGGTCGTTTAGTTTTTCTCCCGCTGTAAGCTACTCTCGTTACAGATGGATAATTACAACGCCCTCGAATGCGTACGTCGAATGGTCCAAGGTTCAACTTCGTCCATGACCTGGCTCTACTACGCACTCTGCGACTACGAAACGTAGTATAAGGAATAAATAATGAAAACTCAACTAATAGAATTCTTATTGTGTAGCACCATAGCTACTTATTGCATGGTAAGATGTGTAAGATTAATGCCAGAGATAATATCTATGGCATATAAAGCTGTTGCTGCTGCCACACAAAGAGTAGAAAGTATAGAAAATCTTATGGAACCAGAAGAACCAGCTATTCTTGATTAAGTGTATATAAAATTGGAGACAGTTTATGAAAAAAATTATACTAATAATTCCATTATTATGTGGATGTGAATATCTAAATAAATTACATAATTATTCACAAAATGATGACATTTCAGCACTAATATCAGAAGCTAACAATTGTTTTTCTGAAGCAGAAAAAGAAATATTGGGCAATATTCCAAAGCCAGACGATGTTGTTGGTCCTCATCCTGATCCGGCAAAATGTATTTGTAAAGGAACTGGTATTATAAAACAAGGTGATGGTCACGAAAGCGCTTGTCCATATCATGCTAAGAAAGAGCCAGAACCAGCCATAGAACCAGTTGTTGAACCAACCCCAGAACCAACCCCAGAACCAACGCCCGTTAAGAAAGAAGCTGTTATATATGAACGAACCTTGGATGGAAGAATAATAAGGAGACAATAAAATGTTAGAATTAAGCTGGTCAATGAAAGTTGGATTAATAGCAGTAGGAAGTTTACTGCTATTATCTAATTTCATAGATTTTAGTTATATAGTATCAAAAGTATTTTTCTTTAGAAGCAGTCAAACAAAAGAAAAAACTTTCTTAGAAATAGTTAATCTTTGGTATAGACTAAAATCTTTATGTGAAGATAATAATTTAGATATTGCCTGTGAGAAACTAGACGAGGTATTTCCATTATTAAATAAGGTTCTAGAAGATGAATAAATGGCGACCACTTAAGAATGCTTTAGCTGTACTCTTAATTGGTGTTGCTGTTTTATCTTCTAATGGAACCGGTGTAGATTTAAAAATACCAGCACCATCAAGCTCGGTATCATCTAAAGTATCATCAGCAGCTAAACTAGTAACAAAAAAACAAGATAAAATAAAGTTTGCTATATTTAATCATATATTCTCTGAAAGAATTAGTGATTATGAAATTGATACTCAAAAGCTGCAAGATATTTATGTGTTAGCAGCTAAAAAATATTTTGGTGGTGAATTAAAAGATAAATATTCTGAATTAGATGTTAAACTAACAGAATTATTTAAAAATTTATTGGGTGAAGACAATAAAATTTTATCCGATACTGATAAAAAATTAGTGTCAGAACATTTTTCTGGATTAGCATACAAACTAGTAAGGTGAAAAAATGGTAGTTATTCCTATACAAAATGTTAAAAAAGTTCTAGACCTCGTATTTTCATCAGAAGGATATTCTATTAAAGATAATATAAAATTATTTTTTCCACGACCCTTTAGTTTAAATTGTAATGCTAGTGATAATGGTGAGTTGACGCTAGACTTTTTAGGAAGCCAACCAAAAGTAACATTCAAAAAATATCTAACACTATCAGCTTGGATAGAAGGTATCGTATTAAAAGAAAATGGCGGAACTATAAAAATCAAATATCTACCAGATATAGATTTTACTTATGAAGAAAAAAGTAAAACTGAAGATGTATTCAATATGCCACACGACTTTAGTGATATATATGGTGAAATAAATTTTAGATATAAAGATAAGGAGCGTAGACTTCTTGCTGAAAAGTGTTTGCATTATGCCAATGAGTGGGCTACAATAGCTTGTGCTGGAGGGTTAACAAAAGATGATTTTAGAACAAAAAGTATTTTAAAACAAAATTGTAAAAGCTATGTTTTAGAAGCTATTAAAAATGATAGAGATCTTAAATATGGCTCTATTATATTAACAATCATTCTTCTTTATGTTGTTTTACCAGTAATATTGAGATGGATTCTTGAAAGAATATTTAGCAAACTTGCTGAATAATTCTTTATATTTTTTTAATCACCATAGGAGTAATATATGCTTGTCCAAAAGCGTGATGGTTCTTTTGAGGAATATAATGTTGAAAAAATTCACAAAGTTGTGGAGTGGGCAAGCAAAGATATCAATAATGTTTCTTGGTCAGATATAGAGATGAATGCTAATCTATCCCTTAGGGACGGTATATCTACTAAGGAGATACATCAAATTTTAATTAAATCCGCCAACGATCTTATATCAACCTCTAAACCAAATTATCAGTATGTTGCTTCAAAATTGTTAAACATGTCTTTGAGAAAAGATCTTTGGTTAAAGCATGATTGTCCACCATCTTTAGGTAATCATATAACTACTAATATAGAAAACGATGTATATGACTCGTCTATTTATAGTAAGTGGAATCAAAATCAATTGCTAGAGATAGAATCAGCTATTGATCACGATAGAGATTATTTATTTACATACGCTGGTTTACAACAAATGATAGATAAATATCTTGTTAAGAACAGGGTAACTAACAAGATTTATGAAACGCCACAATTTGCATATATTTGTATAGCAATGGCTCTATTTGATAATGTACAAGATGTTGTTAATGCTTACGAGTGTTTTTCTACCTTTAAAATAAATTTACCAACGCCAATAATGGCTGGAGTAAGAACAAAAATAAAACAATTTGCTAGCTGTGTTCTTGTTGATGTTGACGATGATCTTGACTCTATTTTCTCAAGTGTTCATGCTATTGGAAAATATACCGCCAGACGCGCCGGTATAGGATTAAACGTTGGGCGCATCAGACCAATAAATTCTAGTATTCGCGGCGGCGAGGTTGTACATACTGGTCTTATACCATATTTAAAAATATTCGAATCTACTGTTAAAGCTACTAGTCAAAACGGAATAAGGGGTGGATCAGCCAATGTTAATGTTGCTTGGTGGCATTATGAAATAGAAGACGTCCTTTCTTTAAAGAATAATGCTGGAACAGACGATAATAGAGTAAGAAAGCTTGACTATACTATACAATTTGATAAAACATTTTATGAACGATTAATAGCGAATGAAGAAGTAACACTATTTAGTCCAAGCGAATGCTCTGGACTTTATGAAGCTTTTGGAAATAATGAAGAATTTAAAAAACTATATGAAAAATATGAAAAGTCAAAAAATATTAAGATTAAGAAAAAGATAAGTGCTAGAAAATTAGCAGAGATATTTGCTAAAGAAAGATTAGAAACTGGCAGAATCTATTCCATGAATATCGATAATGCTAATGATCATGGGTCTTGGAATGTTCCAGTTAAAATGACAAATTTATGTGTAGAAATTATTCACTATACAAAGCCTATTAAATCAATAGAAGATGATGAGGGAGAAATTGGTATTTGTATTCTTTCTGCCCTTAATCTATTAGAATTAGAAACGTACGATGATATTGTAAAAGCTTGTAATATGTCTGTTAAAACTCTTGAGTCAATAATTGATTATCAAGATTATCCAGTTGTTGCTGGAGAAAATTTTACAAAAAACAGAAGATCATTAGGTATAGGAATAACTAACCTTGCTGGCTTTCTAGCCAAACATAAGTTAAAATATGACGACCCAGAAGCATTGGTGCTTATTCACAATACTATGGAAAAAATTCAGTGGAATCTTTTGAATGAATCTTGTGAACTTGCTAAACTAAAAGGGGTGTGTAAAAAGTTCGGTGATACAAAGTATGCAAAAGGCTTACTGCCGATAGATTGGTATAAAAAAACAGTAGATGATCTTGTAAAGCCCGAATATACAATGGATTGGGAATTATTAAGACAAAAAATTAAACAATATGGGCTAAGACACTCAACACTAACAGCAATTATGCCATGTGAGTCATCCAGTGTTATACAAAATAGTACCAACGGTATAGAACCAGTTAGAAACCTTTTATCATATAAAAAAGCAAAGAATGGTATTTTAAAACAAATTGTTCCAAATTATACCTCTAGAAAAAATTTTTATACCTTAGCTTGGGATCTTAAAAATAATAATTCTTTAATAAATATATCTGCTGTATTACAAAAGTTTGTGGATATGGGGATAAGTACAAATCTATACTATAACTATGCTAATTTTGAGGGCGGCAACATTCCATTAAGTGTATTAATAAAGGATCAACTATATGGATATAAATATGGAATCAAAAATTTTTATTACGCCAACTCTCCTGACGGCGATGGCTCAACAGAAAAACAATCTTGTGAGGGCGGATCATGTTCAATTTAAACAGAAGAAATTTTCTTTTATCTACTAGTTCCATTGGTTTAACAGCAACACTAAATAATGTTTCATTTGCTGTTAATCACGACAATCATCCAATGGTAACCCCTAATGAGAATAGTATTATATATCTATTTCTAAGTGGTGGTCCAACGCATATAGAAACTTTTAATCCTATACCAAATTCTCCAGTAGATAGGAGATCGATAGTAGGACACTTAACAACAAAAACTCCCGGTGTTAGAATAGGTGGTCTATGGGAAAATTTATCTAATAAACCAGAAAAATTTACAATAGTAAACAGCTTTGCTCATGGTGATGCTAATCATGAAAGTGCTGTTCATTGGATGATGACAGGAGAAAGAACTGTACCAAACTCTGCACAAAAATGGCCCAGTTATGGTAGCGTTATAAGTGGTCAATATGGAACAAATGTTAAGGATGGATTACCCACATATGTTAAGTTAAATAAGATAGAACATGATGCCGCCGCTTGGATGGGTAGCAAATATATGGGTTATACAGCAAGCGCAGAGGGTGTTAAAGATTTGGTAATGAAAGATCCGGCTAGATTTCAGCATAGATTAGAATTTTTAAAAGTTGTAGAATCAAGTAATAGGCTAGGAAATTTACCAGCAGCAAAGTCTTGGACAGATTTAAGGGAGCAAGCAATAAATGTTTTATTTGGTAAGGCTAGCGAAGCATTTATGGTAGAAAAAGATCCCGAATTTGATTTATATAAGAAAGATCAGCTAGGTAAAGATATATTAACAGCCATGAGACTAGTAGAACGTGGTGTTAAATTTGTTACCATTAATTATGGTGGTTGGGATATGCACCAAAATATGTTAGAAGGATTAAAGTCTAAGGTTCCACCACTTGATTTTTATCTATCAAAATATTTTGAGTCTGCTGAAAAAAGAAATATAAATTATCGTAATATGTTAGTTATGACCGGAGATTTTGGTAGAACACCAAAAGTAAATAAAGATGGCGGCAGAGATCACTGGCCTAATTTGGTTCCACTATTTTTTGCTTGTGATTCATACCCAATGAATAGAATAATTGGTACTTCCGATACTAATGCAGAAAGGCCAGACCAAAACCCATTTAATCCAGAAGATTTAAGATGGACAATGTTTGAACACGTTGGAATAAATAAAACAGCAGATTGGTATAGCATAGAGGGTAGACCCATGATGTTTGTGAAAGATAGTAATTCTAAAAATATACTAAAAGGGTAATAATGAAAACAATATTAAATAAGCAAAATGTAAACTATTTAAACCAGCCGTTATTTTTAGGAGAAGATCTTTCACTACAAAGATATGATAAATTTAAATATCCAATATTTTTTGACCTGTATAAAAAACAGTTAGAGTTTTTCTGGCGACCAGAAGAAATCGAGCTAAAAAAAGATAGAAATGATTTTAAAAATGATCAAATAATGTCTGAGAATGAGAGGTTTATTTTTACTTCTAATCTCAAATACCAAACAATGATGGATAGTGTTATATGTCGCGGAGTACCAACAATATTACAATATGTTTCTAATCCAGAACTAGAAGCTTGTATGAATGTTTGGGGTTTTTTTGAGCAAATACATAGCTATAGTTATACATATATTATTAAGAATGTTTACAGTAATCCAAGTGATATACTTGACAGTTGCTTAACTGATCAAGAAATACTAAAACGTGCTGATGTTGCAATAAAAGAGTATAATTCTCTTAGAGAACTATCATCTTCTGGATCTACTAAAGATCTTAAAAAACAAATCTATTTAACATTGATTAGTGTGAATATATTAGAGGCTGTAAGATTTTATGTTTCATTTGTATGCGCTTTTGCTTTTGCTGAAAATAAAAAAATGATTGGCAACGCTGATATTATAAAGTTGATCAAAAGAGATGAAGCGTTACATCTTTATAATACTCAAGAAATAATAAAAATATTAAGAACGGCAGAAGAAGAAGGATTTATTGATATCGCAAAAGAGAATGAAGAAAGTGCTATAAAAATGTTTGAGTCAGCCGCACAAGAAGAAAAAGCCTGGGCTTCATATTTATTTAAAGATGGGTCTATTATAGGACTTAATGAAAAAGTTTTATCGGAATATATAAACTGGCTTTGTATGAGTAGAAGAAAAAATATAGGATTGCCTTATGATAAGGGTTGCAAAAATCCTATATCTGGTTGGACAGATCCGTGGATGAATAGTGAATCTGTTCAAGTGGCACCACAAGAACACGAAATAACTTCTTATAAAATTGGTGCTAGTAAGAATGATCTTGATGATATGGACTTTGGAGGAATAATATGAGTTTTTTACCAGTATATAGTGATTGTGAGAATTTTGCTACAGACAAACTTGTTAAACAAGTTGGCGTTTTACTAAAAAGATCAGACGCAAAAATCCCCACCAAAGCACATTATAATGATGCTGGATTTGATCTTTATTCAGTAGAAGACGCTGTTATACAACCAAAACAAAGAAAAACCGTTTGCACAGGAATATGTTTACAGATACCAGATAATTATACCGGCTTAATATGGCCAAGGTCTGGTTTATCTGTAAAAAAAGGAATAGATGTATTAGCTGGCGTTATAGATGCTGGCTATAGAGGAGAGGTCATGATTTGTTTATATAATACTTCTTTTGAAGCTGTTAGAATAAATCGTGGGGATAAGATCGCTCAGATTATATTCCAAGAAGTTCCTAATATATCTATGATTCCTATGGCTATGTTAGATTCTTCGCAACGGGGAGAAAACGGCTTTGGTAGCACAGACAAATTACAATTCGGAAAGCAACAATAGAAAAAAAAATAAAAAAGAAGCCAAGGTTTCCAAAGTTACTCCATTAGAAGCAAAAACTTATAATCAAAAAGAGTATATACGATCAATAATAGAAAATGATATTACATTTTGTATAGGACCATCTGGTAGCGGTAAATCTTTTATTGCTGCTGGCATAGCTTCTGATCATTTATTTAGAGATAAAATAGAAAGTATTATAGTAACAAGACCTCTTGTTTGTACAGGAAAAGATATTGGATCCTTACCGGGCGAACTTAATGAAAAAATAAAACCTTACTTGCAGCCAGTGGAAGAGAATCTAAAGTTCTTTTTAGGGAGAGACAAGTTTGGCTTATATTTTAATACCAGAAGAATTAGATTTGAACCATTAGAAACTATGCGTGGGGCGACCTTCCATAATTCTTATATGGTTTTAGATGAAGCGCAGAACTGTACACTTGAACAAATAAAGATGTTTATAACAAGAATGGGAGAAAATAGTAAAGTTATAATTAATGGAGATCTAAAACAAACGGATCTTTTTAATAGAAGCGGATTGCAACTCTGTTTAGACAAACTTTTGGGAGTAAACGGTGTTGGAATATGCAAGCTTGACTATAATGATATACAGAGAAACGGAATTCTTGGAAGAGTTTTGAACGCTTTAGAAAGATAATATATGTTATATGATTATGAATGTTCCATCTGTCAGTATCGTATGATTGATGTTTATCAGTCAATAAAAGATGAGGCATTTAAAACTTGTCCATCCTGTAATACTGATAATCTTCAAAGAATTATATACGGTGGTATCGGATCATTTATGAAAGATGTAAAAACTATAGGCCAATTAGCTGACAGTAATTGGTCTAAACTTGGCTCATATAAGAGATCAGAAATAGAGCAATCAAGCAAAAAAGAAAATAGTAGAGATCTACATAGAAAAATAAATAATATGACATCTATTCAAAAAGAAAGGTATATTAAAACTGGCGAAGTATGAAATATATTGATTCCTATAAAAAAGAAGATTTTAGCTCAGTAAAGGCGGAAGACAAATACGGCAGATCAGGATCATTTTTGGTTGAGGATAAAGATAAAATATTTGCAAAATGTGTTTATATAAATGAAGATGGTATTAAATATAAGTATTATGTTTTAACTTATCACAATACAATATATGATCCATTCGGTCCAGATTCCCATAGGGAAAGAACGCTAGATACGATATTAAAAAATACTTCAAAAGAAACTTTTGAGAGTTATATTTCTTATCTTAAAACAAGAAATAGATTGTATTTGACTAGAGCAAATAGGAGCTATATCGATGCTTAAAAAAGGTCCAATAAGTAAGGTAGAAGCTTTTTATATCAAAGCACATTATAATAAGATTGATTTAAAAGAATTATCTGAAGATTTAAATCGCCCAATGGGACTAATAGAGAAATGGGCAAAAAAGAATATAGACGAATCTCCCGCAACAATAAAAGCTGGAGATCATTTTGCAAGATCAAAAGGATCTGTTGTAATGACAGAGAATGCTTCTACACTATCTGATTCAAAAAGAAAAAGAAAAGCAACAAGAAGACAGCCCTGTATAACAAAAATAAAAAATGACTAATTTAATTTTCGGATATGATTCTTGGGCTAAGAAATATTCTGAGTCTACAAGAGAAAAAAAATATAATATATGGATATATGCTAAACTTAGTAATTCTAAAGAGATATATTTAGAAGAATATAAACATTGGCAAGATCTTAAAAAATATTGTTATGATAATGTTTTAAATATTGAAATAATTGGGCTAAGATATAGATCTCACCAAATAGAAAAAGTTGTTGATTGCTCAGAAGCGGTCTATGTTGTAAGATCAGTAAAAGGCGAGTTTGGAGCAACAACAAAACAGTGCTATACCATAGGATTATTAAAAGATAATAAAGTTGAAAAAACTATGTGGATAACACCAGAATTAGTAGAAGAAAGCTCGTTTATTGATAATAAAGAAGATTGTTTTGAAGAAGCTTTCATATATCAAAATGGCAAAAAAGAATAAAGAAAAACCAAAGCTTTTTAATCAAGAATATCAAAAGCAATGGTCAGAAACTCATAAGTACAAACATATTCATACTGGCGAGTATTGTACTTTTGAAGCATATGTTGCAGAGTATATAATATTGAGAAGAGCAGAAAAATTGAATCTTGGAAAACCGTCATACAAGTTTTGGACAAAGGGTGATCCTAATCATTGGACATGGAAAAAACAGCTGGGCGCTGCCAGATTATTGAGAAAAAAATATAGTGAGCAAGCTATACTAGAAGCTATTAACTCAAAAGAGTTTGATAATTATTTAGTTATTGGAATACAAGATGGTAGAGGATATAAAATAAATCCACCAGTAGAAAGCATAGTAGCAAAATATCAAAATAAAATTAACTCCTCTACAACAACAACCGTTTCACCAACTATAGAAGAAAATAATATAAGCTTAAAGTCCAGATCAACACAGTCTTATTCTCCAAAAAAAATAGGATTAAATCAATTGAGGAATTTATGAGTAAGAAAAAAACAACAACAAAATTTGAAGATGACGCTGTAAGCAACTCTATACTTAGCAAATATGGAGACGTTGTAAAAAGTGGCACAGAAGTATTGGATAGCATTAATAATCTAAAAGTAATAGGAGTATCTCCAGCATTAGATTTGGCGCTAGGTGGAGGATTAAGAGAAGGATCAGTTGTTGTAATGACCGGAGATCCAAAAAGTGGGAAAACTACAACTGCCCTACATTTTGCTGCTAAATGTCAAGCTATAGGCAAACGTGTAGTATATATTAACACAGAAGGAAGATTGTCTAAACAAAACTTTGACGGAATAAAGGGACTAAATCCTGACAACATTATAATTATTGAATCAACTGATGACAGAATACTCACAGCAGAAGATTTTCTTAATATAGTAGAATATTATATTAATAATGATCCGGGATGCTTAATCATAACAGATTCTTTATCTAATATGGTTCCAGCGTGTGAACTTGAGGGCGAAGTAAGAACTGGTGTTCGCAACGCTTTGCCAAGACTGCTTTCTATGTTTTTCAAACGTATTAGTGGAACATTGATGAAGAATAAGACTATATTAATATGTATCACACATAATATTGCTAATACTGGCGGATCTCCATACGCCCCATCGAAGATGGCAGATTGTGGTAACATGTTGCAATATCAAGCTGGCACAAATATGGTTATTACTCATCGTGGAAAATGGCAAGTTCCAAAAGATAGCGGTCCTCATGTTGGACAAATAGCAAATTGGAGCATAAAAACATCAAATGCTGGAGGTCGCCCAAATAGCACAGCAGAAAGCTGGATAAGATATGGGCTAGGTATTGATGAAGTGCAAGAAATTGTTCAAATAGCTTGTGAATTTAGGATTATAAAAACTAGCGGAGCATGGTATACCATACAATGCGCCGTTGATGAAAAAGATAGTCCTATAATTAAAAAATTATTAAATTCTAACAATATAGATGATAACAAAGTCGAAGATGTCGAAAAATTTTTTAAATTTCAAGGATCAAATAATTTAGCAGAGTTTATAAGCAATAATCAAGAACTGTGTGATTTTATATATAACAAAATAAAACAGAGTATAACATGAATATCATAAACATAATAGAAATTATGCTTGGCGTTTTATTAGCTAGATTTATATCTTGGATTTTATTCAAATGAGGGTTGTTGGCATTAACGGAAAACAATATGCCTGGAATTTATCTAATTATGATATAAAATCAAATGATAAGAGGCCAAGATCAAAATATCATATAAAAGCAAGAAATTTGTTAAAAGAAATATTTCATAGCTATAGAATACTAGAAGAAGTAAAACTTCCCGGAAGTACGGCGACTCATAGAAGGGGCGTTTTGTATTTAGATTTTTATATACCACAAATAAATAAAGCGTTCGAAGTTCATGGTCAACAACATTATGATTACATACCATTTTTTCATAAAACGAAAAAAGATTTCTTGCTTGCACAAAAAAAAGACGATGATAAAATAGCTTGGTGCGAACTTAATAATATAAACCTTGTAATCCTTAAATATTCAGAAAGCGAAGATGAGTGGAGACAAAGAATTAAAGGCGTCTGAAAAATTATCAGAACATATAGAATCAATAAATAATTATATAAATTCTAGCAATACAAAATTTTCATCTTTTAGAGAAGAGTATTTATTTGTGGCGGATGTGTCATCCGAACAACTTAAAAAGTTTACACAAGTAGAACTTTTTGACGCAGCATATCTTTTATATAGTTATGCTAGTTATATTCAAGATGAAATCAATAAAAATAAAATAGCATTATCTTGGTGCAACGATCAGATGGAAAAGCTTATAGTAAAAAATAATGATGAATTTGGTCAATATACAAAGCATGAATCTAAAAAACATATTCTTTCGCAAAGCAATTCATACGCTTCTTCACTAGAAAATATGCGACAGATAGCAGAATCAAGGCTTCAAGCATTAGAAGGCAAAGTGTATGAAATAAAAAGAAAGGCAGACATTTTACTAGAGAAAGGTAAAAAACAATGAATGATATGAATGAGTTCTTGAATTCTTTGTCTGAAGATCAAAAAAAGAAATTACTTGAAGCTTTATTGCCAAAACAAGATGAATCTAATCCGAACAAGTCTGTTATCGGAGAAGATTTTAGAGTTTTCAAAACAGACAATAAATTATCCAACCAAAGGAGAAAAGAGCCCGTGAGAGGTAAAGAAAATAAATGGCGTGACACCGGAGAATTCAGAGATGTAGAAACAGAATATGGCGAAAGAACGCCAAGAAATCGTGAAGCACCAAAAAAGGTAGAAGTAGATTGCCACGTTTGTGGTAGACCATTTAAAATGGATAAAAGGTTTGCTTTTGGTGAATATCATAGGTGTAATAGGTGTGGTGGTAAAAAATAATGGATGATAAATTAAGCGATGTAGGATCAGAACGCGCTGTATTAGCTGGTCTAATCCAGCATGGCGTAGATGGTTATATAACAATATCAGAACTAATAAATAATGACAGTTTTGGTAACCTAAATAACCAAGTACTTTTTAAATGTATAAAATACGTTTTAGATAATAATCAAAGTATTGATTTGCCATCGCTACTTTCTGCCGCGTCCCTGCTAAACTTTGCAGATACAATCAATACTCCGCAAGAATTAAAATACATAAAATCTTTATTTAGTTTTCCAGTTAATAAAGATAATATATTTAATTTTGCTATACAACTTAAAAAATTTGAGTTTGCAAGAAAGATTAAAAATCTAACAGCAAAGATAAGCAAAGAAATAGACAATGTTACCGGGTCCGAATCCATAAATGATATTGTACAAATATTAGAAAATCCGGTTACGGAATTTTTAAGAGAGGACGATGGGGCAGAAAGCCCAGCAAAGATAGGAAAAGATATAGATCAATATTTCGATTTCCTAATAGATAATAAATGTGATATCATAGGTATACCAACAGGCTTCAACGTGTATGATGAAGCTATTGGTGGAGGATTAAGAAGAAAATGTGTTGATTTAATAGCAGCAAGACCAAAAGTAGGAAAGTCTGTTTTTGCTGACAATGTTGCTCTTAGCGTTGCGTCAAAAAATATTCCAGTTTTGATGCTTGATACAGAAATGAGCAAAGAGGATCATCTTAATAGATTACTAGCTAATTTAAGTGGAGTGCCAATAAATGAAATATCAACAGGAAAATTTTCTGAAGATCAAGATAAGTATGAAAAAGTAAGAGATGCTATTTCTAAAATATCAAATATTCCATATAATTATGTTAGCGTAGCCGGAAAACCTTTTGAACAAATTATCAATCTAATAAAGCGCTGGATAGTTCAGGAAGTAAAGGTAGACGATACTGGTAAAACAAATGATTGCTTGATTATATATGACTATCTAAAATTGATGTCTTCGGAATCTATTACTAATAATATTCAAGAATATCAAGCCTTAGGATTCCAGATTACCTCTTTGCATAATTTATGCGTAAAATTAGACATACCATGCCTTTCTTTTGTTCAGCTAAATAGAGATGGTATAACAAAAGAAAGTACAGACGCTGTAAGCGGGTCAGATAGATTAATATGGCTATGCACATCTTTTACTATTTTCAAATCAAAATCTCCAGAAGAATTAGCAGAAGATGGTCCAAATGCTGGGAATAGAAAACTTGTTCCAATTGTTTCTAGACACGGTTCTGGCTTAGATGATGGAGATTACATCAATATGTCTATGCAGGGATCTTATGCAAAGTTAATAGAATTAAAAACAAGAAATCAATTTAAAAATCAACCCATTGGTGATACCGGACTAGTATCAACAGATGGACTACTAAAAATCAAAATACAAGATGAACTTGAAACAAGTCAAACAGAATCTGAATAATAACATAGAGCTTGTTTTTAAAACTCTAAATATAGAGTACGAAGTTTTTGGAGATAATATATACTCAACTTGTCCTGCACACGAAAGCAGTGATAATCCTAGAGCTTTTTCATTTTCTAAAGAAAAGGGCATATGGAAATGTTGGACAAGAGACTGTCAACATCATTTTGGAAATGATATATTCGGTGTAATAAGAGGGTCATTATCTTTAAATAGCGGAGAAGAAATAGATTTTAAAAAAGCATTAAAGTGGTCTTGTGATTTACTAGATATAAAAAATAAAACAATAAAACAGAAAATAAACGTAACACAAGATAACGATTTTGAAAAAATTGTAGGGCTATTTTGTAATAATCCTAAACGCCATGAACCAAAACCTATATCAATAGAATGCAATATTGAATATCCTTCTATGTATTTTTTATCAAGAGGATTCAAAGAAGAAACCTTAAAGTTTTTTGGTGTTGGGGATTGTCATGATAAATCTTCTAAACTCAAAGATAGATCAATTATTCCAATACATAGCGATGATGGAGAATTTATTGTGGGTTTGATAGGCAGATCGCTAAAAGAATATAGAAATCCTAAATTTTTAATTCATCCAGCCGGATTTGATAAAAGATATTTTTTATATAACTATCATAATGCTATCAAAAAAGCAAAAGATACATCTTGTTTATATATTGTTGAAGGACAAGGAGATGTTTGGAAATTGCACGAAAATGGTCTTCAAAATGTTGTTGGGGTTTTTGGTAAAACTATAAGCAAACAACAAGAAGATAAATTAATGTCTCTACCAATAACACATTTAGTTATATTAACTGACAACGATCAGTCTGGAAGAGAATCAAAAATACAAATCAAAAGACAGTTAGGAAGAAGTTTTAAATTGACATTTCCAAGAATGAATACTAAAGATGTTGGAGATATGTCAAATGAGATGGTTAAAGAAATGCTATCAACACTAAAAGGAACTTATTAAATGGGTAAGATAATAGGCATATCTGGAAGAAAACAGGCTGGAAAAAATACTGTTGCAAATTATATAACTGGATATTCTTTGCTACAATTAAAAATGATACAAGATTTCTATATTGATAAGGATGGAAGTCTCGTAGTTAAAACTGTTGATTCAGATAATAATAGTGGTTATGGCATATTAGATTTGTTAAGAAAAGACGAATCATTCGTTGAGTATGCAGAAAAAAATCTTTGGCCATATATAAAAATATATCATTTTGCGGACCCTCTCAAAGAGATGAGTGTTAATTTATTTAATTTAGATCCTGCTTATATATATGGAGATAATGATAGCAAGAATTCTAAAACGGATTTTGAATGGAAAAATATGCCATCCTCAAATAAAAAATCTGGCAATCTAACAGTAAGAGAATTTTTAGAGTATTTTGGAACAAAAATAGTAAGAAAAATTTATGATAAAGCTTGGAGCGAATTTACGCTTAAAAGAATTAATAAAGAACAAAGTTCTATATCTATTATCCCAGACGTTAGATTTCCAAATGAGGTTAAGGCTATAAAAGATAATGGGGGGATAGTTATAAGGTTAACTAGGAATATCCATAATAGTGATTTTGAGGCAGAAAGTGCTTTAGATAAAGATAATTTTGATTGGTCGAATTTTGACTATATAATAGAAAATGATAATATATCATTGACAGAATTATCTAGTAAACTTTCTGAACTTAACCATCTATGGAGTACTATATGATAGTAACATATATAAGATCATCTAGTTATAATAATTATGCTTATTGTGAAATGCAATATTTTATAACATATGTTCTTGGATATTATGGATTAAGCGGAAAGAAAGCTGAAATAGGCACTATAGTTCACAAAGTTATGGAATGTTTAGCATCTCTTAAAAAAGAGCAGCAATGTTTATCGTCAAAAGCGAAAAAAATAATTATAGACGATGATGCTATAGGAAATATATCTATATTAAAAAGTGCTTTATTATCAAAATCCTTACCTAACGACTTGCTAGATTTAAGTTTTGATTTTTATACAAAAAATTCTCATCATAATTTTACAGCATCTGATAAAAAAGAGTGCAAAAAACTAGTCTGGGACACTCTAGAATTTAATAATGGACAATTTGATCCTAGAAATAGAAATATTATAGCGGCAGAACCACATTTTGATATCCCAATAGAAGAAGATTGGGCCTTTTATGAATACCATATTAATGGTGAAAAAATAAAGGGGCAGCTTGCTATAAAGGGTACTATAGATTTAGTAACAAAGGTTGATGATAATACTATAGAAGTAGTAGATTGGAAAACCGGTAAAAGATTGGATTGGGCAACTGGTGAAGAGAAAACATATGAAAAACTTAATAATGATGCACAATTGTTATTATATAACTACGCAATATCTAAACTCTTTCCAGATTATAATCAATCAATTATGACTATATTTTTTATTAAGGATGGTGGCCCAATATCCTTATGTTTTGATAAAAATGACCATACCAAATTTCTCAGTATGCTAAAAAAGAGATTTAATGAAATACAGAAAAATAATATTCCAAAACCAATATCAGAAGATAGAAGTAGCTGGAAATGTACAAAACTGTGTCATTTTTGTAAAAATAGCTGGAAAGACACTAACGTAAGTATGTGCAAATATGTGGAAAATCATATAAAAACTAATGGTATAGAAAAAACAGTGTCTGAATTAACAAAACCAGATTTTAATATTGGATTCTATTCTGCTCCGGGGTAAAAAATGAAAAAATTATTGACTGTTGGAATGTCAACTTACGATGATTATGATGGTGTTTATTTTTCAGTTCAAGCTTTAAGAGCTTATCACGATATTTTTTCAACAAATGAGACAGAAATACTAATAATAGATAATAATCCAGACGGTCCTCATGGCAATGCTGTTAAAAACTTTGCAAATTCTTGGGCTAAGTGTAAATATATTCCGTATAAATTAAGAACTAGCACAGCGGTAAGGAATGAAATTTTTAAAAATGCTGAAGGCAAGTACTGTGTGTCTATGGACTGTCACGTTTTCTTTCTAAAGGGCGCTTTTGAGGCTCTAATAAGATATTATGCTGCTAACCCAAACTGCAAAAACATAATTCAAGGCCCAATGGTATATGATGATTTAAAAAATTGTTCTACCCACTTTAAACCAACGTGGGGAGCAAATATGTATGGCCAATGGGATACTAACCATGAAGCCCTTAAAAATAACCAACCTTTTGAGATACCAATGCACGGTTTAGGTGTATTTTCTTGTGAGAGTAAAAACTGGGTAGGCTTTAATAAACTGTTCAAGGGATTTGGTGGAGAAGAGGGATATATTCACGAAAAATTTAGATTATTTGGCGGTAAAGCTATTTGTTTACCAGAATTTAAGTGGTTGCATAGATTTGGCCGTCCAGATGGTGTAAAATATCCACTAATATTAGAAGATAGAATATGGAACTATTTTGTGGGCTGGTTAGAGCTAACTCAAGATCCTAATCACGAAATGGTTCAACAAATATATAATAATTTTAAAGATAAAATTCCATCTGGAAGTATAGACAATATTTTTAATAGGGCTAAACAAAAAGTTCTAATATAGGAGAAATATTATGCCGACTCCATCTCGCAGAAAGGATGAAGAAAAACAAGGATTTGTTTCTAGATGTATGAGTAATGAAACAATGAAAAAAGAATACCCAGACGAAAAACAAAGGGTTGCTATCTGTATATCACAAGCAACTGCCACATGTGGCTGTGTAGAAGCGGCAGATTTTGAACTACAAATGGAAAATGGCTACGAAGAAGAAATTAATGAAGATAATTTTTACATACCATTAGAAGCTGAATATGTGGATTTTGGCGAACAAACAGAAGAGTGGGATTGTGCAAAAGAAAAGCCTGGACTTTGGGAAAATATAAGAAAGAAAAAAGAACGTGAAGGCAAAAAATATAAACCAGCAAAACCCGGAGATCCAGATAGACCAGACCCAAAGTCTTGGAAAAGGGCACAGTCTAGCGGTGGAGATGAAATGGCTATAGAACAACTGCAAAAAATGCACGATCAATTAATGGCCATTGTTATGAAAATAAAATCTATGGATATAGAATTTCAGGATTGGACTAAAGATATGATATCCAAGGCGGAAATTTATATTCAAAATATTTCTGATTTTGTTACTTATTATGAGCCAGGAAAATATGAGGACGAATATACAGAAAGCTCCGAATATCAAGGAAGAAAAGTAACTCTTAATAAACCTTTTAGAACTCCTAGTGGGCCTAAAAAATTCAGCGTTTATGTAAAAAATGAAAAGGGCAATGTGGTCAAAGTCAATTTCGGTGATCCTAATATGAAAATTAAGAAAAATATTCCAGAACGAAGAAAAAGCTTTAGGGCTAGACATAATTGTGATAATCCGGGTCCAAAATGGAAAGCAAGATATTGGTCTTGTAAGGCTTGGTAAATGAATTTTCTAGACTTAATTTTGTGCGGAATAGCTATAACAATACTAGCACAAAGTATGTATACATATAGTATATACAAGAACTTAAAGCGGAAGTACGAGCGAGTAATACGTCCGCTTTATTTACGATATAAATTTATTCGCAAAACTAAGAAAGGTAGAAAAATGGCATTAGTATACGAAGTTAGTTGCGCCGCTCCTGTTAGCGACGATGTTGTTTCTAGAGTTTTGACAGTTTCTGTTAATGGTCAAGAAGTTTCTGTAGCAAATTATATTCCATCAGCAACAAATTTAGGAGAACTAGTTTTTGAACAAGATGATAATGTTGTTTTATCTTTAGTAGATGTTGATGACGCTGGCAATAAGAGTGAGGCTACCGTTCTAGAGTTTGTTGCTCTGGACACTGTAGCTCCAGAATCTCCAACTGGCCTTGGTGTTAAACTTGTGAGAGAAGAGTGAAAGTGATTAGGCTTTTAGAAGAAGCAAAAAAGCATCTTAAAGATAGTAATATGTCATACTGGCAGCACTATATTTTTGCTGCCAAGTATGGCTTATTATGTTTGTATTATGGATGTTTATTTTTTATACATGCTTCATTACCATGTTTTTTTCAAAAAAATGGATCGAATCTTATTTGTAAATTACAAAAAGATTTTAAAGTCGATGAATAAATTTTGCGTTGCAATGAAATAGCCTGTCTGCTATAATATAATGGCAGCTTTCACCATTCTAAAGGAAAATAAATGTTGTCTTCTATATTTAATCCTTTCAAACTTTTTGAGAATAAACCAATTCCAGAAACGGCCAAATCTTATGACAATAAGATGCTCAAAAATCTACAAATTCTCTTCAAATCCAAAATAAAAAAAGGGTTGTCTGGAAGTATTGAAAGTTTAATGAAGGGCAGCGGATTAAGTTTTGCAAATATCAGACCATATAACATAGGCGATGATATTAGAAAAATAGATTGGAATGTTTTTGCACGAACAACTATTC